AACATGGATCTTTGCTAACGCCCGTGGCAGATCACAAGTGCTTGCTGCATTACCAAACCAGACTTCCTCAGTATAGAATCTAGACAGATAATTTACTCCGGCTTCGCCACGCTTGGCTTCCACGTTTTCAATCTTCTGTCCAACCATTCTACCTGCTCTCTCGATGTATGTACCACCGATACAAGTCCTACTAAATTGGCATGCGATACTATCATCGCCAGCTGCACACATTGGAGCATAATACGCCTCCTCTTCGTCAACACCGTATAGTACTCTACCTAGGTAATCATTGAACTTGGTCAGAAAGGAGTTGAACAGGGCTGTTTCTGCTGAGCCGCTGCCTCTCTGATCCTCTATATCATAATTAGTACCTAGTTTTCCATATACGCGTAGATGACACTGCTTACTGTGTTGCTCTAGCGCAAACGCCCAATAATCCGGGGCGAATGCAGCTTTGAGCAACACCCTTTCCAACTCACGCGCAATTGCCGTAACATGCCCGTCCATGCGTGCCGCATCTGCCATGTTGATACCCAGGGTTGATAATTGACATATGTAGACAATCCTTTCGGCTATCTCCAGTGGTGTCTTACCAAAGCTGTACCAGTCACAGTGTGCGACAACGTAGTCTGCCAACGGGTAAATCACGCGCGCGTATTCACGTTTCGAAACCCCATCATACGTGGTGATGAGTCGAGGATCCTTAAGATCTTGGTATGGTTCTGCTTTCATGAAGGATTCGCAAGCATCTTTGCTTGTCTTGGCCTCTGCCCTCTGTAGGATGGACTGCTGTGTTGGCCGAGGTTGTCTAGCATACACAGTTTCTATCTCTGCTGGGATCAGTGGTTGTTTCATATCCTTAAACACGAACGCTGCAAACTTCTCCATCTGGTTCAACAAGAATTGCGTTGGACGCTGTGTGCCATTCTCGGCTTCCACTAGCTTCTTCGCCTCATCCTGCGTCTCTAGAACTCGACCCTTCACCGCCCGTTCCTCATTGCTAGAGGTTGCGGTCGGTACGAAGGTTGCTGGTAAAATCGGTGACATGAAAGGTTTCATAAGGCCCTTGGCTTCTGGGTCAAACTGCTCTTTCCGTTCCATCAACTGATACATTCTGATACCATTCTCAGCTGGGTAGATGGTCATAGGATGAGCATCCGCCTTTGATAAGAAGTAATCAAGAAGCACAGTCGCTGCCACGCGATCATTGTCAATCCAGGACAACACTGTTGCAAGACCAATCTTTACACTGTTCGTACGCGCAACTACCGAGAGGGCGTCGAACACGGTTTGCTTCACGGTCGCGCAATTGTAGTCTCCTACCCTTGCTATGCTCCGTGTTCTACCGTTCTGCAATTGTTGGTCCAGCACATTAAATTGTCCATGGTTGACCTCCAGGTGACACAGCTCATTGCCTTCAAGCAAGAACCATGATAACATCGCCGGTATTCCATACCAAAGGGACATGGGCACCAGCAATACATACTCATGATGTGGATTAGTCTTGCGACGCTCCACCAAGTACGTTTTCGTTACACACCAGGATTTATTTTTCGCGAAGCCACTCACGGTGAGTGTGTCTTTGCCATACTGCCAGACTCTGTGGTTGTAGCTTGCGCCCCCGGAAACAGAGTAGACAACTTGGTTGTCCTCTCTGAACCGAAAGCTGAACTCTCCGGTGGCACACGTCACTTCAGTGGGCTGAAATGTGTATAGCAACACCGGGTTCTCATGCTCCAACAAGATCTCTGGTAGGTCGGTGTAATAATCTACATCGACCATGAGCACTAGATCCCTCTCTGATGGTTGCCCCCCGTCAGGCCTAACGCTTGCGTCCTTGTGCCAGTAGTAAGCCCTGTTGCCACGTATGCCATTACGCTGATCTGCGTTTGACATCTGGTAGCTAAACAGGCCTGCACCGACACGGTTAGTCAACAAGCGGGCGAACGTCGCTGCCGACGATCGCCATGAAGCCGACACGGGGTGTGTGTGTGTTGGGTTCCTCTCACTAGTGTGCGGGTCAGGGGTTTCGCGAAATTGGTCTCTCCAAATTTCGCTCTGTCCATGTTTGTGGTCTTTTGACCTCAAATACCCGCTCAACAAGTTACGCAGTCTATCCTTAACAGCGCGAAGGGCGAGTGGGGCGTAGGCTCTCACGATCCTCCATCCCACATAGCCACTCAGCGCGGTTATACACAACACTCCACCAGACACGGTTATCGTGCGGATTGCTCCGCCCTGCGAGGGGGCTTTCGCCCCGACGCTGACCACACCTGCCCGAAGGTTAGCGTGATCCGATTTCATTACTCAAACGTTGTGGTAAACAAAC